AGATATCAATCTTGTTTCTGTCTTTCAGCCACCTAAACTGTGGGTCGTCCGTTGGGACTTTGGCTACCTTGGATAAGTAAACAAAAAATGGTGATTCTTCTGGAGCGAGGTCTGCTACTCTATCACTAAAGTTAAACAGTCGTCTCGAAGGAATCGTACTATCGATTACCGCACCGGGGTCTCCAACCTTCAACGGATGAGGATTATTATATGTTGACATTATATAATTCCTTCCATTTGTTAGTTAATTAAAGTACGCTATTCCGACTTCCCGCTTTTACGATACCGTCCCAAATTTTACTTTCTTCAGTTTTAGGAGAGCTAGGTGCTCCGCCTTGAAGAACGCCAGCCGTTCTTGGCTGTTCTTGAGCTTGTCGTACAGCTTGAGCAGTCTCTGGGCCGTTTCCTTTATTCTTAACGTCCCGAAATAGCTTCACCAGATTTGATAACCCAACAGACTCTTTTGGTTGTGTAACAAATCCCATAAACTCTTTGACATCCGTGTCAGAAAATTTATAGGTATTACGCAATTCATTAACAGTATTGTTGTATGTTATCTCCTCTTGCATTTGTTGCTTTTGTTGCGCCATCGCATTGTCAACTACATCTTTGGCAAGCTGCATCTCTTGATTCAGCCTGAACTTGAAAGATGGTGACTCTGGATTATAATACGCATCCCAAGGGTTAAAATCTTCCGCTTTTAAACCGGGTTGATTGTTTTGCTGAGGTTCTGCTGGCCGATTCATATTTTCTTGTAAGACATTTACTAAATCAGGTCTGTTTTCTAAAAGCTCACCAAGTGGCTCTAGTCTACGAAGCTTGTCGTTCTCAGCTTGTGATTTATCGTACATTGACTGAAACTTCTTTGCTTCTAATTCCCATTCATTTAGAGGAACCGTTTCGCTTTCAACACTTTGCTCTGGAGCAGAATAATCCACTTCGTCAACTGCGTCAACTTGTGGTTGTGTTTCTGCAACATTTGCTTCAGTATCGTAAGCAGCGTTGGTTTCTTCTCTTACTTCTGCTATGATGTCGTTGCCTTGATTTGCTAAACCATCAGCGGTTTGCATGGCCTCTGTCTGTGTATTGTCCATTGTATCTCCTTAATAGATGTCTCTATGCTTCTGGAGCAGAACTAGCGTCTTTTCTAACATTTGCTAATTTCTCCGCTTCGAGCTTCACCTTTGTTTGTAGATTGTTTAATTGAACTCTCCTATCAGCTTTGGCGTCTGAAGCGATATCTTGTAATCGAGATTTAAATTTCTCAACCTCGACACGTTTTCTATCGCTAACAGACTCCCTTTGGGCAGTCTGGAGGTCACCCTCCAAATTCTTTATTTGTTCTTCCATTGCCTGTATCTGTCTTTGCATCAATGCTCTTTCTTCAGTACGGCGCATAATACCTTCCTTGTCAAATATTTCTGGATTCTTTTTAAGCACTTCTTGCTTGTCTACGATACCCATACGGAACGCTTCCATATAGACACCAAGTTCGGCCCATTTATTTGTTGGCAATGTAGAACCGGGTTCAATGCGAATGTCATGCTGAGCTAAGTTATGTCTTTCTTTCTTAATGTCAAGAATAGTTCCAACATTATCATCGTACATATTAACTGTTGCCTCTGTTATGTCGTTATTCGCACTAATTAATCTAAAAATCTTTTTGTATGTATAATGTCCTTTGGACAAATTGTACAACACCTGACCAAGGCGATTAATACTAAACTCAATATCTCTAAGTTTTGACTTGGGTCTTTCTGTTCCAAGTGCAATCATACGTTCTGTACCCGCAACGGTTTCAGGTGCTTTATCGGAAAATCCGTGCATCATCTCTGGCAAACCAAACGTAAAGTCTATATAAAACTCACACTGTTGTATTAGTCTGTAAAACTCAGAAGCTAATGGTTGGGGCGCAGGAAAGTGTGGCTCTCCTTGAGTAGAGTCAACTTCTATTACTGCATTAGGATTAGCCCAGTCTCTCTCTAGTTGACCGATATCTTCAACGCTACCTAATGGAACTAATAGCTTGAGTCCACCAGACGCTTGAGCATGGGAAACAGCAAGTGACCAAAGTTTATTAAGAAGACGTTGCATTGGTCTAGCACGAGATACATCTGACTTTGGATACGGTGTTTCTGTAAATATATTTGGAAAAGGTACGATTGGATAATGGTCTGTATTGAGAATTGTTTCATATAATACTATTTGGCCAATACTTGCACACACTTTAACACGTGTTTGCTGTATTGGTATTACTTCATATTGATTTACTTCTATCTGTTCTCTATTATTTTCTACAAATTCTTCATACTCAGCTTCACCTAATACTGTTTCTTCGCCATTTTGCATATCGATAACACGATAGAATGTGACTTTTGTCTTATAAAATCTTTCTAGTATCTGATATTTGTTTCTTTCGTAATATTCTAATTCGTTTGTTTCCGCAGGCGTATAAACTTTTCTAGTATTACTATTCATTGCGTCAGGGTAATCTTCTTCAAGGTATGTTTCTAAGTCTTGAATAATCCCTGCCTCTGTCTCTCCTGTCTCTTCGTTTTTTTGCTCTCCTAATTCTGGGTAGAGGTTTGTAACTTGTTCACCTGTAAGTATAGTAGAAAGGATAACGCTCTCGGCGTCATCGTACCATCGGTTGCGCGTATTAGGGGAAACATAGACCCTGAAAGGATTTACATATGTGAACTTTACATCACCTCTACCGAAGTCTGACTCTGGGTCAACGTAACAATACAGATAACCCATACCTGTTGTTGCGTAATCGTGAATGGCTTGTTTTAGTTGCCAGTCACCATTTGACTGTCCCCAGATAAAACCCATAATAGTTCTCCATAGTGAAGCAACTTTTACATCTGAATCTTCTCTTGGGGTAATTGTAAAAGCTGGTGAACGAGATGTCAACACCGCTTTGAATTTTTCTATGGCTGGCCCAATCCTGTCCATTGGGACGTCTGCTTGATTACGAGATTGTAAATCATCTACCTCTGCTGCGGTAAAATGATTTCCGTGATAAAAGTCTATATCATAACGAGATTCTGTATCCCAACTCTGCCTTGCATCTCTATACCTTCTGTACAGCTCTTGGTTGTAGTCAGCTCGTTTATCTTTTTCTAATACCATTAATTATTTTCGTTTCCTAGTCTTTGTACTAATACTCTGTTAATTAATCCTTTAACCGATGGATTTAATGTTTCTGGAGCAATCATCTTTCTTTGTAGCAATGCTCCTTGTCTTTGAGAAAGTGGCGTTGCAAACCCAAATGCTGACATATACGCCTCTGAAAGTTTTGGCACTTTGCTTTGAGACATAATTACCATACCGTCTTCTTCGGCTATGGTTGTATTATAGGTGTCAGGCTTTACGGGACGCACTCTTTTTTCATTTTCAAGTAATGACATAAAGTTTGCCATTTGCTCTCTTTCCATTTCAGCTGCCTCTTCTTCTGTCGCTGCATAGTTCATAAACGCTTCAAACTCCGGTCTACTAACAGAACCAGAAGGCATACTTGTTACCTCACCAAAGTTTCGTAAACCCATGTCAGATGCCTTAACCTGACCGCCTTCTTGCATTGGCATACGCTGTTTTGATGGTGGTATTTTAGACTTTTTCATTCTTTCTAATAGTTTTTTAACATCAGCCTCAGTATCCATAGGCTTGCCTGTAAATGGATTTAAACTTCTACGATACTCTAAAGAATCCATAAATGATTCAAAGTTTTCTTCGGCTTGTTTTTCTAAATCTTTAACGCTGTAAGCAAGTGAATCTGGTGGGCCAAAGTACACATTAGGATTACGCATCTCTTGTTGTTTGCGTGGCTGTACTTGACCACCCTCTTGATACATTCTAGGATTCATGCGTTGCATGGGGCTAAAGTTCATAGCAGGATTCATAGGTCTTTGCATCATAGGTTGTTCATCTACCATACCGCCCATTTGCATCTTACCCATAGATTTGGCTATTGCCATACCGCGTTTGCGTTCGTACTCTGATATTTTACCATCTTTATTTAAGTCTGATTTCTTTTTATCGAAACCAGTGCCTTGATTAAACATTCTACGGCTGTGTACCTCTCCACCTTCTTCGTACTGTACCATACCACCTTGCTCTTTACCAATTAAGTTTTTTAGAAAACCTAGTGGTGATTTTTTGTTTTGTCTATCAAAATATCCCTCAACTAAATCAGCTGGTAATGAGTCTTGGGGTGCAAAAGCCATTTTTTGCATTGCGTCAAACTGCCCCTTTGAGGATAACATTGACATATCATCAGACCTTTGTGGGTCAGAAAGATAATACCTCATGCCCCCTTCCCCACCAACTTGGTCAGCTGGTATGGCCATAATAACTTGACCGGTAAACATATCACCGTCCCTACCTATGTCTTGAGATATAAGACGTGCGCCTTTTAAGTTTTTACTTTGCACTTGTCCACCTTCTTGGTATACAGGTGATTTAGGTTTGGCTATACCGTTTTGCATAGAAGCAGAAGCAATCAACGCATCAATAGCAGTATTGCCATTCTGCATTTGCTGTCTATCTCTACCTATTTGTGTGATTTGTTGTAGTACGGGCAAGTAATCAGGCACTGCCTCTTTTGGAATAATGTATTCTCCACCTTCGAGTTCTACGTCTGGGCCGTTAGCAACTGAAGCTGGAACCCCACCGTCTGAGTGGGATGGGCCTCTGACGAGACCGTAACTTGGGAATCTTCCCTTACTTGTATTAGCCATATGGTATGTGGATTTATAGCTTTATGTTTATAAACAGTCGGTGAAGATATTCTTCACACTCTACATAATATACTTAATAAAAAAGTATTATGCAAATATTATTTCAATTAGTTCTTGCTCCCGTCAACCAGTTGTATTTTCTAAGCTTGGGTAATGATTTACCTTTACGACTTTCAGCGGCAAAGTCATCCCGGCTGCTGGCTTGGCTTTTGGGTGGACGGGCAAAGTAATCCGCATAGTACAACGCATCCATAAGGTCATCGTTGCGAGGCTTTGGGTGTTCAAAGAACTCATCGACAATCTCTGTCATTTGTCTGCGTATGTATAATTTTTTAGAATTGATAATAGGCCCTAGTGTGGTCTCAAGCCTATCTTCTTTTTTAATTCTTGCTGGTGGCTTTACGCCTTTAAATATTCCGGGCATCAGTCTTTTTTCTGTTGCACTCATACGGGTTACCATATCCCTGACCATTTCCTGTGCTGCTACGGTCTCAATGGTAACGCGTTTTACTGGGTTGTATTTTTTCGCAAGCTCTATAATATGCTTTGGCACATCAAAGGTTGGTATTCTTTCCCTAAAGTATTCAAGAACATATCTATTCTTACGTGCATCTATGCCCATAACCAGTATTACCTGATAGTCAGAGGTGTCTGAAGCTGTGGCTGCAAGGTCAACTCCAATATAAATATTTATCGGTATCATCTCGTCATGCTCTACAAGGTAATTAAAACCGTTGATATACTTACGCTCTCCTGAGTAATGCTGTATTCTATCTATCTTGAACGAAGCATTGGTAATATCCCTAGCGTCATTCATGTACTCCTGAGCAAACTTATTGACAAGACCCGCTTCTATAAACTCCTGCTTCTTTGCATTAAGCTTGGTTAAGGGAAATTGTTGCGGCCAAATCGACTGACCATCTTCTATGGCACTATGAAAGTATACATCCCAAGGATAGAACCTAGCATCTTTCTTAGCCTGCTTATAGCCGTCGTAGGTCATTTGTAAAAAACTATCAAAGTGTACAATAGTTCCTGCAAGCCATATCCAACCTTCCCTACCCGGTGACTCTTCTAGTGCTGGATATATAGTAGATACCACCCAGCGTTTAATCTCATTGCGCCTTTCGGGTGTCTTGGTATTTAACTCTGATTCAAAGTCATCTAAAATAATACCGGTATAACGAACATCCACCTCAGCACGTCCCCTGAGCCTTTGACTCGTACCTTTAGCAATAATTCTATCGCCTTTTGGGGTTACGAGGTCTTTCTCTGTCCAACGCTTGCCCACCGTACCACCATCCATATTGCCAAAATAATACTTAATCATTTTATTCATTTCGAGGTGATACCTTAAAAATTTAAGGTGGTCAATGGATTGTCCTTGTTCTTCTGAGACCCAAGCAATAAAGTTCTGTTTATCGGTACCAGAAAAACACAGTTTGTGTAAGATTGCCGTCTTTGACAGTATGGATTTACCAAAACCTCTAGGAAGTATGATACAGAGACGCTCTCCGGGTTTGGTGGATATGAGTCTATTAGATATTTCGTAGTGACAGGGTGGGGATGCACTCTTGTTTAAAAAGTCGTTTGGCAAAAAAGCCCTACCAAAAAACAGTAGGTCATTGTATGCCTTTGCGAGTACCTCATCTTTTTCCGCCATTTCAGACGGGCCCGGTATAATATTAAACGTCTCGGGCTGCTTTTCTTGCTTTGTAGGCTGCTCTTTTTCTTTGTTTGTTTTCAAGCGCTAACTTTCTTCGTTTACGTTTTCTTTCTTTTGCAGATTTGTTAGGCATTACTTTTTCTTTTTATATCCACCTCTAGGGCCTAGTCTTTTTTCCTCTTCCATCTTTAATGCTATTGCAACAGCCTGTTTCATAGGCTTGCCTTTACTAAGCAGTTTTGATATTTTAAGCTGAACTCTTTTGTTTCTATTCCTAGCCATCACCATTTTACCTTATTTGCCCAAAAAGCTGCGGACATCTTTCCTTTGGCAATGTTCTTGCGATGCCTAGCTTTAAAAGATTTACGTTTCATTTTGGTTGCTCGGGATTCCCCTGCTTTAGGTTTACCCGCTGTCTTTGCCCCCTGCTGCCCAAAACGAATGGTCTTTATCTTGTCGCCTTCCTTGGCAACCACAATATGACTTTTCTTTGGGTGGTTTGGTGTTCGTTTGGGTTTATTGAATCCACTTACACCAGCTCTAGCTAATCGTGGGTCTTTCTTTCTCATCTTTTCCTCGTGGTCTTTTTACGGGTAGTCTTCTTTTTACCACCACGTATAAGGTCTGCATCTGCCTTACGTGCCCCGCCTTTGCCCGTAGCAAAGCTACGAACACGTCCCGCAGCCCAAGCGTGAGCGCTTGTGCCGGGCCTCGAACCACTGGAATAGTACGCCCCCAACCCTCTAGAGTAGACCTTGGACAGCGTAGACTTTGCTATCCCTGAACTTTTAGAGTATTTATTAATTACAGCAGCTTTTGAACTACCTGCGCTTTTTCTTTTTGGTGCGCTTCTTTTTCTTGCTGGCACTTTGACTCCTCTCTTTTGATATCCTGTCCATCATAGCTGGTGTAAGTTTACCAGCAGCATACAGTTTCCTCGTTTCAATTATCTCTGACTCTACTTTAGATGGATTCTTAGCGCCCCTAACGTATTTTTTAGGAACGCCCCTTTTGGTTTTTGCTACTTTTTTAAATTTACGCGCCATGGTTACTTCTTTTTCTTTTTAACCATTCCGCCCTTCATCATCTTTTTCTTCTTAACCATTCCACCCATCATCATTTTCTTTTTCTTTTTGGCTCCTGATTTTTTCTTTTTACTATGGTACGGCATTATGCACTCCCTATTATTTGTATGTGGTAGACTCTATTGCCCCAACGGGCCCAAGTAGGATACGGCCATATCATTCTGACGATGCCGGTAGTGCCCCTGCTTCAAACGCTTTTAACTTATCGCGTGAGAAACCGGTGAACTCCTGTATCAGTGCAACGGAGTCTGTTTTCTTTTCTGTTGATAATAGACCCGAAATCTTCATTAATGTCTCTAGTGCGCGCAACTTATCTGCATCTCGTGCATCGGTCTTATCTACTACTTCTTTCGCTTGTTCTAATAGATACGTCTTGGTAATACCAAGGTCGTTCATTAGTTCTTCTACTTCTTTGTTCACAAGTGTCCTTATCTTCTTTTGTTTTAATAATACTTTTGTACGTTTGTGAGCATAGTCTCCTT